CAACTGCGAATCGTCGAGAAGTGATTGAAGACCTTCTTGACATTCGTATCTTTTCTGCAATGAATAATCTTATTAAGGATAGACTTCGGGAAAAGAAAGAACAAGTCAAGTCTCTTGAACTTAAGAAGGAAACTCTTAAGGATAAGATGAAAATGCAGAAGGAATTCATTGAAGAGCTTGAGAATCGTGGTAATGCTAATATTAATGCCAATAAAGAAAAGATTGCCAATTTAGACCAGGAAGTTGGCATTTATATGACTGAAAATGCTAAGATTGAAGAAGATATATTTAAATATGCAAAAGACCAAGATGAGGTCATTGGTGCTGGTGATAAGTTAGTAAAGCTTAACAATCTTAAGGGTAAAATATCTCAGAAAGTATCTGTGATTACCAAAGAGCATAAGTTTTTTACAGAAAATACGGTCTGCCCCACCTGCACTCAAAATATAGAGGAAGAGTTCCGGTTAAATAGAATTACAGACGCTCAAAATAAGGCAAAGGAACTCCAGAAAGGTTTTCAAGAACTTGAGGAGACTATAAAGTTAGAACAGGAACGAGAGCGTCAATTCACAGTTCTATCTAAGGAGATTACGAAACTCAACCATGAGATTTCTCAAAACAATACTCGGATTTCCCTCAACCAGAGACAAATCCGAGACCTTGAATCTGAAATTCAAACTATTACCCAAAACCTTGCAAACAGAAATACTGAGCATGAGAAGTTAGAAGAATTTCAAACCTCCAAAAAACATTCGAAGACCTTTCAAAGAAAAAAGAAGAAATCGTTTATTACGATTTTGCCTATTCCTTACTCAAGGACGATGGCGTTAAAACGAAGATCATTAAGAAGTATCTTCCGTTCATAAATCAGCAGGTGAATCGTTATCTTCAGATGATGGATTTTTATATTAACTTCCATCTTGATGAAGAGTTTAACGAAACTGTAAAGTCACCCATTCACGAAGACTTTTCTTATAGTTCTTTCAGTGAGGGTGAAAAAATGAGAATCGACCTGGCATTACTCTTCACTTGGAGAGAAGTGGCACGAGTCAAAAATTCCGTCAATACTAATCTGCTGATTATGGATGAGGTATTTGATTCTTCGCTCGATGGATTTGGAACTGATGAGTTTCTTAAGATTATTCGTTATGTGATTAAGGATGCTAATATCTTTGTGATTTCTCATAAGTCTGAACTGCATGACAAATTTGAAAGTGTCATAAGGTTCGAGAAAGTCAAAGGTTTTTCTCGTATGATGTCCACATCAGCACAAGACTAATGCAAGTCCCCAACCGCTACCATCACTCTAAAAAGGAGCAAAAGCGGAAACTAAAACCGCAAGCACTCCGACAAGCAAAGGCACGTCGCCAAGCACTCAAGAAGCGCCTCTCTGGGGGCGCTTCTTCATTTTTATAAATATTTCAAAAAGTATTTGTAACGATGGAATCAAAACAAATTAGAGGATTGATGGAGGCTTATGCTTCCATTTATAATACAACTATTTCCGAATCTCACTTTAAAGTTGGTGATGAAGTTGAGATTAAATCAAATGGAATGGAAGGTGAAATTGTAAAGGTCGATCCAGAAGGGGAAGGTAAATATTATACTGTAAAGCATGAAGATGGTAAAACTAAAAAATATTCTCCTGACGAGTTAAAACTTGATAAGGAGGAAGAAAAAGGTGAAAAGGAAGAAGAAGGTGCAAGTAAAGAAAAAGAAGGTGAGTTTCACGACAAGTTAGATAAAATGGTTCATAAAACTTTTGGTAAGAGACCAGAAGAAAAGAAAATGAAGGAAGAAGTGGAACTTGATGAAGCACGTGCTATGTCCCATACTGGTGGGACGCCACATCCATTACAAGGTGATGGTAGTAGACCAAGAGGAATGGGTGGTAAATCGTTTGGAATTGAAGATCTGCCACCACCATCTAAACCTAAAACTGTAAAGGATGTAAAAGAGTCTGCCGACCTATTCGACATCATTCTTGAGCACTTGGTCGCAGAAGGTTATGCAGACACCAACAAGGCAGCTCTTGCTATTATGGCAAATATGAGTGAAGAGTGGAAGCAGAGTATTGTTGAAGCAGACTCAATGGCAGCATTCCAAGCAAGAAGAGAAGCACGTCTTGCTCGTCAAAGAAAGCGTGAAGGCAGACCATCGGGTGGTGGTGATTTTGGCCACGATTATGGCAAACCACGTGCTCAAGCTGATGCTGAAAGAGAGCAAAGAATGAAAGATTTCATTAATAAAAAGAATTGATACCACTTCCCAAACTGGCACACAAGAGGGTCTAACCACCCTCTTTTTTTGTATGATGGTTTCATAAGAAATCAAACCTATGACCGTCCGCCACGAAATCAAGTCCCAACTTGCTAAACTTCTTGCCACCGAAGACCTTGTGGTTGAGCATAAGAAGGTGGAGACCGCCTGCTTTAATGTCCATACCCGTGTGCTGACCCTGCCGATGTGGGATAAGGCAAGCAACACCGTCTATGACCTTTTGGTGGGTCACGAGGTCGGTCACGCTCTCTATACTCCTGATGAGGACTGGTTGGAGAAAGTAAAAGTTCCCCCGCAGTTTGTGAATGTGGTTGAAGATGCTCGCATTGAGAAACTGATGAAGCGTCGTTATGCTGGTCTCGCCAAGACCTTCTATGCTGGTTATCGTGAACTTGCTGACGATGATTTCTTTCAGATTGGTGATGATAAACTGGAAACTTATAATCTTGCCGACCGTGCTAACCTGTGGTTCAAGATTGGAAACTATATTGATATTCCCATTGAGCGTGGTGAAGAGACTGAAATCATCAACCTGATTGCCGACACTGAAACCTTTGCTGATGTGCTCGTGGCAGCAGAGGAACTCTACAAGTATTGTAAGCACAAGCAACAGGAAGAAACCAAGATTTCACTGGATAATCTTGAGTCTCAACAGAGTGGTGCTGACAATCAACCTGCTTCTGATTTTACCAACCAGCAGGAAGGTGAGAATGACCAACCCGAGTCTAATGATTCTGAAGGTGCTCCCACCTCTAGTGAAACTACTCAAGAAAAGGGTGAAACCACCCCAGAAATGGGTGGTGAGAAGAATGAGGAACCTGAAGTCAAGACGATGGAGTCTCTGGAAGAGGCATTGAAAGAACTCGTCAATAATAGTGGTCCTGAAAATGTCTATCTGGAACTGCCCAACCTTGACTTGAAAAAGATTATTGTCCCGAATGTTGATATTCATTCCAACTGTAAAAACTCTTGGGATACTTTTTCGGAAAATACAGGATATAAGTATGAAGACCTCTTTGGCGAAGTTGACCGCCAGTTTGTAGAGTTCAAGCGTTCTGCTCAAAAAGAAGTTAATTACTTGGTCAAAGAGTTTGAATGTCGCAAGGCAGCAGACTCCTATGCCCGTGCTACGACTGCTCGCACTGGTGTTCTGGATTGCTCCAAACTTCATACTTACAAATACAACGAAGATCTGTTCAAGAAAGTTACGACTCTTGCTAACGGTAAGAATCACGGTCTGGTGTTTGTTCTGGACTGGTCTGGTTCAATGTGCGATGTGATGCTGGATACGGTCAAGCAACTCTTCAACCTTGTTTGGTTCTGTAAGAAAGTTGCGATTCCATTTGAGGTTTATGCCTTCACGACCGAATATCCTCTTGTTTCCTATGATGAGAATGGTAAGGCAAGTTTTCGTGAACTTGCTTATGAGAAAAAGGATGGTCTGATTCAAGTTGGTGAATGGTTCACTATGATGAATCTGCTTACCAGTCAAGTGAATGGTAAGACTCTGGAAGAACAGATGAAGAACATCTTCCGCCTTGCTTATTCCTTTGGGCGCAACTGCTATGCTCGTTATTCTATTCCTCTGGGTCTTTCTCTTTCAGGCACTCCTCTGAATGAGGCACTGATTTCTCTTCATCAGATTCTGCCCAAGTTTCAGAAGGAAAACAAACTTCAGAAAGTTCAGTGTGTGATTCTGACTGATGGTGAGTCTTGTGGTATTAAGTATCACCGTGAAGTCAAGCGTCAATGGGAAGATGGTCCTTTTATGGGAACTGCTGCGATTGGATTCAGTTCGTTTCTGCGTGATCGTAAGACTGGAAACACTTACTCTCTGGATTGTGAGTGGCATCAGATCACGGATGTGTTTCTTCGCAACTTGCGGGACAAATTTGCCGATATTAACTTCATCGGTATTCGTGTTCTAGAAGGTCGTGATGCTGGTAACTTTATTCGTCGGTATTGTGGTTGGTATGGACCAGACTATGAAAAGGTAATGAGTTCTTGGAGGAAGGAAAAGGCATTTACTCTCAAGAAGTCTGGATATCATTCTTACTTTGGTCTTTCCGCAACTGCACTTTCTCAAGATACTGAGTTTGAAGTTGCTGAAGATGCAACCAAGACTCAAATCAAGTCTGCTTTTGCCAAGAGTCTCAAGTCCAAGAAAATGAACAAGAAGATTCTTGGAGAGTTTGTGGAACTTGTTGCTTGATGTTTTAAACAGCACTATTTGAAATAATAAATATTTCTAGTAAAAGTAGTGCTGTCTTTAAAATGTCGTTCAATATCAATAAAGGTTTAGTAGAGGCATATCAACAAGTTCATCTAAACGAAGTAAAAGTTCTTAACGAGTTTAAGACATACTTACTAGAAGAATTTTCAAATCAAGGATATGAATTAACTGAACAAGACTTGGAGCAAGTTCTACTTGATGAAGGAATTGCTTCTTTGGCTATGCCTTTATTAAGACTTTTTAAAGGTGCTGGTGGTGTTGCCAGACAGGCAGTTACAAATCCAAGAATGAGAGCAGCGGCACAACGTTTTACTCAACAAGCTGGACCAACAGTAGGTAAGGTATTACGGGGAACTGGTAAAGCAATTGGTGATGTTTATACTGCTTCTAAACCAATCGTTGGAAGGGCAGTTAGAGCTGCTACATCTCCAACAGGACTAAAAACTATTGGTGCTTTGAGTGGTATTGAAGCTGCTACTTCTCTTGCCACTGGTGTTCCAAGTGCTACTCTTTCTGCTCTTGGAGCTGGAGTTGGTGGTGCGGGTAATATTGTAAAATATGGTGCTGGAAAACCCATGAGTGCTTTAGGATTCCCAGCAACTGAAAAAATTGGTGATGTTATAAAGAGTGTAGGACAAGGAATTCAAGATTTTAATCAGAAGAAAGGAAAAACCACATCACCAACAACAACACCAACTCAAAGATTTGAGTATGATGCTCAAGGTAGAATTACTGGTTTTAAAGAGGATTCTGATGTAGACCTTGAAAATTATCTGGTTGAAGTTTTAATTAATGATGGACTTGCTTCCGATCAAAAAGAGTCAATTGAATTGTTAAATCAAGTTGTAGAATATATTTCTGAAGCACAAGAACTGGTTTTTCAAAATAATAAACCAGGTATAATGGTTACTAAAGATGGTAAAAAAACCTGGAGGGAGATAGACCCAAAAAAGTTTCCTAATTATAAGGAAATGGAGGCAAGTTATATAAGAAGGAGGGGTGCTGGTCAAATTAAACAAGATATATCAATTGCACAGCAAATGGCATCAGCACAAGCCAAGGCACGTGAAGATAAAAAGAAGCAGCAACAAACACCAAAACCTCCTGATGCTCAGCAACCAAAAACAACTCCTGATGCTCAACAACCAAAACCAGAGGAACAAAAAACAACACCAGCAGCTCCACCTGCTCTAAAACCAAAGGCTCCTGTTTTGGCAAAAGAAAAAGGTGTTACTGGTGAAATGGATGCTGAAGGTAAGTTTAAAGCAAAAGAATGGTCTGCTGCTGAAAAGGAAAGGTATGAGACTCGTCGTGGAGCGGAGCAACTGAAAAAAGACGCTGAGACAGTTGCTAAAATTCAATCGGATAGAACGCAAACGGAAACTAAACCAGAAGCAAAAGTAGAACCAACTCCTGCCAAAGAACAACCAAAAACTTTAGAAGATTTGCGTAAAGCATCTGCTAAAGCAACGATGGCAGGTCCTTCAAAAGAAGCACAGGAGTTGATGAGTGCCAAAACTAAGCGTCTTTTAGGGAAAGAAAAACTTGAAGCGGGAATTGAGGCACAAAAAGAAGTTGAATCGATGAAGAATAAAATGGAAGAGTATGATGCTTTTGATAATATTAAAGACTTTTTGATTTATGGTGGATATGCTCAAAATGTTAGTGAAGCGATGACAATTATGGTAAGTATGAACGAAGGGTGGAAGAACTATATCTTAGAACTCTTTAATGAATAAATAATTAAAAACTGTCTGAAAATGAAGCCTTCACCGAAGAAATTAAAGGAAACAAAACAGATTTACGAAAAAGTTGTAGGTCATCTGATTCAAGAAGGATACGCAACTGACGAAAACTCTGCTGACTTAATTATTAGTGGCATGAGTGACGAATGGTTCAATTTAATCGTAGAGGAATAAATGACATACCAAAAACCAAAAAACATCGTAGAAGATGTTGCTTCACTTTATGCTAATATTGTAGAGTCCCAGACTGAAAAAGTTGAGCAACTGAACGAAGCTCCAGGTGTTACGGTTGGACCTGGTGGATTTAATGTTGGTGGTAAACCAGTTAAATCTGGACCATCTACTGTTTTTAATAGACCTTCTACTACTCCCACTCCTAAAGGTGTTACCGTTGGACCTGGTGGATTTAATGTTGCTGGTAAACCAATTCAATCTGGTCTATCACCTATTTTCCAAAGACCTGGTGCTCCATCCAATACTGCTCCTTCTTCTAGATCTGGTGCTCCATCCAATACTGCTCCTTCTTCTAGATCTGGTGCTCCATCCAATACTGCTCCTTCTTCTAGATCTGGTGCTCCTACCTCTACATCAAACAACAGACCTGCACAGACCGTTGCTGCTGCTGGGGGTGCAGGTGGAAAAGTTACTGTCGGAAAGTCTTATGCAGCAACTTTGGGTGGTCAAAAAGGAAGTGTAACTTACGACGCTCAGGGAAATAAAAAGTTTACTCCTGCTGGTGGAACTCCAACTTCTGCAAAACCTGCTCCAACTACAACATCAACAACTACTCCAACTGCAGGAACAACTCCTACAACTCCAGTTACTCCACAAAGGTCTTTCAATCCTCTGATGCAAAGAACCTTTGGATATCAGACTGGAAATGCACCAGACCAAATTGCTGCAGCATCTAAAGCAGTTCCCCAAGCAACTTCAGATGCTGCTTTTAAAAAATCAGCACAGATGGTAAGAAATATTAAACCATCAGCAAATTTGAATATGGAGTTAGACCTTTTTGATGTTATCAAAGGTCACCTCCTTGATGAGGGTTATGCTGAAACTGAAGATGCAGCAATTGCTATTATGGCAAATATGGGTGAACAGTGGAAGCAAAGTATTGTTGAGGGTGAATCTGGGCGCTGGGATGCTGGCGGCGGTCGCACAAGAGGACCTATCGGTGGCGCTATTCATGCGTTGTTTAGTGGAAATCTTCCTGCTGGTAAAGTAAATATTCAAACAAAACAAACTGGACCAAATAGACCACCTGCTGTTCCTGCTTCAAAAGACGATAGTGGAAAACTAACTGACTTTGGCGCTGGTGGTGGAAAGGCAAAACTAAAAACTGGTATGAGTGTTGGACAAGTTGAAAGACAAGGTAGAATGAACAAAGGTGATTATTCTGGTTGAGTCCACTTTCCAAACTGTCACATAGGGGGTCCAACGACCCCCTTTTTTCTTGTATAATAACTTCAGTTAACAAACACACCTAACTACATCATGCCTCGCAAGTCTGCTGTGAACGACGCCCAACTGATTGAGTCCATTAAAGAACTGTATGGTTCTGAAATTACCACTGGTGACCTTCGTGGTTTTTGTGCTTCTCGTGGTCTGAACTACCAGACCGTGACCCGTCGCCTGGAAGATTACAAGACTGGTCGTGGTCGCTGGAACCTGGAAGTGACTCAAGAACGTGTTGAGCAAATTGAGCGTAGTTTTGTTGCTCCTCCTGCTCTCCCTGCTGTGGAACAAAACCTTATTCCTGATAAAGATGATACTTTCGTCAAGTTTGGTAACTTTAACGATATTAAAAAAATTATTCAGTCCCGTATCTTTTATCCTACGTTTATTACGGGTCTGTCGGGTAACGGTAAAACGTTTAGTGTTGAGCAAGCGTGTGCTCAACTGGGGCGTGAACTGATTCGTGTAAACATTACGATTGAGACTGATGAAGACGATCTTATTGGTGGATTCC